GATACAGCAGCGTTGATGGCAGAAGTTGAAGCACTCAGAAAAAGCAACAGAGAAATCTTAGACGATTACAAAAAAGCAAAGGAAGCGGCGAAAGCTGTACCACCAGATGTTGATGTAGATGCTTTGATTGCTTATAAACAAAAAAAAGAGCAAGAAGAGCTAGAGGCAAAAGGCAGATATGATGAGGCGATTGCAAAACAGGCACAGCAGTATCGTGATGCTGAAGAGGCAAAGAACAAAAGAATCCAAGAGCTAGAAGCTAGGCAGAGACAGCTTGAAGTTGAAGCCCCAGCAGTAACAGCACTTGCTGATGTTGTACATGACCCTCAATATGTGCTATCTCGCATAAGCAAAGATCAGCTTGCAAGAGAGGCAGATGGAACAGTTGTTGTTGTTGATGGCTATAACAGAACACCTGTAAAAGACTGGGCTATGTCAAAAATGCCAGCATGGGTACAGAAGAACCCAAGACCACAAGGCGGTGGAGCAACGACAACTAAAGTTCAGACTGAAACAGTAGCTGCTGGTGAAAAGAACCCCTTTGCAAAGGAATCTTTCAACCTTACAGAGCAAAGTAGGTTATATAGAACAGATATAAATAAATATAATATGCTCAAAAACGCAGTTAGCGGTTAGTATAGAAACAACGTGGTTGTGCCATGTCAGAGGTTGTGCCTCGAAGTAAACATATTAATTAAATTCTAATGGCG